CAAGCCGCTTTAGCCTTTTCGACCACATCAGCCGACCACAATCCCCAAGCGACCTGTTGATCGGCGAACGCGGCAAACTCATTCTCTGTCCAACCATCTCGCGCCAAATTCTGGGCCAAAATATCACTGATAAATTTCAACGTTTGCCGCTCGCGCTCTTTGGCGAGGTCGGCTTCTTTGGCTTTGATTTCGTCAAGTTTTTTCAGCGCGCCTTGTATCTGCGTACTCTGCTCGTCAGCGCCCTTGGCGCGAAAAACCGCCAGGGATTGCTCTGTTTGGATCCGCTGTTCATTCAGGCTTTTCGATTTTTCTGCGAAGCTCTCTTCGGACGCCTGGATGCTGTTGATAATGCCGATGCGCCCAGAGAGCAAATCCGAGAGAGCTTTCGCGGCGGCGGCGGTTGCCTTTTCCTGTTCTTCGAGCTGCGCCTGCGTAAGTGTCAATTCTTCGGCGGCAACTTCGGCTTTTTCCAACGATGCTGTATTTTGATCGTGCGCCTCAGACATATCCATGATGGACATAACCAAACTTACCGGCGCAATTACACGCAGTAAATCTTTCCACTCAAAACCGGCTTTGATGTTGTTGTTAATAGATGTCACCACGTCAGCCAAAACGGGCAAAAGACCCATTGACAAAGTGACCTTCAAACCTTGAATACTGTCGTTCCAGTTGTCAATGGCCAGGCGCGCTTTTTCAGCACTATCAACCTGCTCTTGTGTCAAAATCAGGGACTTGTCAACCGCAGCGGCTTGCGCTCGTAAAGCTGCGCTACCCTGATCCAAAGCCTTTGCCCATTGCAACCCGCCCCGGCCTAAGTTTTCAATGATAAAAGCGTTTTTCTCTTCGACCGAATTGAGTGCCAAATACTGATCACTCAGCATCGCCAAAGTTTCCACATTCGGAGCTAATCCATTGCGAGTGAGAGCGCGTGTGGCCGCTAAAGCGTCTTGAGCGCTGATTTCATAATCATCTAAAACTTGGATGAAACGTGATGCTTCTTCTGCGCTTTCCCCGCCGGCGCGTGCCATCGCATCAACCGACATTGCATACTCAATGCCCGTTTGAATAACATCTTTGAGAGCCATTCCGACACCGACAAGCGCACCAATCAAGACAGCATTTTGGCTAACAAAATTGCCCATGCTTTCGCGGGCATTTTCAAGGCCAGGGGCAAGGGCCTTGGATTGCTTCGTTGTCTCCCCCAACGATTTGTTAACCTTCTCAATTACAGGCGTCCCATCATCCTTGACGGAAAATTTTATTAGGATTTCGTCTACCATTGGAGCGCCCTCATTTCACGGATTTTGGCGACTAATTCAAATTGGCCGGGGTTGCGCTCTGCCCATTGCGCAAAATTGGCCGCGCCTGCCTGATAGGATTTCATTGCGCGGTAAACATTCAGGCAAGCCGTCCACCGGCGGATTTTTTGCACCGGGATAACGCCAGGAAAAAGAGCCGGCGCGCCCCACTGCTCGACCTGAAACGCGGCGGCCAATTCTGGCGGCTGCTGATTGTTATCATCTTCGGCATAATCAGCAACCGCCAGTATTAGTTTTTTGGGATTTCAGTCGCCTCAAGGTACAAAGCGCCAATTTTCTCAGCCAACCAGCCAACAAGCCCAGGCTTCATTTTGTCCACGTCATCAGCCGCCATTACCGGCGCTTTTATCCAGCCTGCCTCGATCGCGGCCTTGACCATCATCCCGCGATTGCTGGACATGGTCAAAGTCTCGTTCGCTTCAAGTATCTCCACAGCAGCGATAATGTTCTTTGCCGCCTCCGCAAAAATGACCAAAAGAGCCGGGAGAGATTGTGCGGTAACGTTGATGGTTTTCATTTGGTCAATCGTTGCGCGTAAGTACGGCTTTGCATCTTCCGAGCGCAAAGCCCGCGCGGCTTTTTCCCACGCCTCGACATGCTCCTGCAGAGGCTCGTCGATGATCTCAAACGATTGATTGCGGATTGTATGTATCATCGGCTATGGGGCTACGGTCGATGGAGTGACAGCGCCATTGACGCGCAAGGTAATTGTGATCGCGGCCATCTGGTTGTGCGTAAGCGGGTCACTGACCGAGGTCACAAACGCCTGCGCGCTGCGCTTCGGTTTGCCGCTGGAATTGCCCTGCGGCCAATATTCGGCGGTCGCTTCGGCGGTCGTGTTTTCCATCGCGGCGCGGATGGTGCCAGCGACATCATCCCAGGCGTTGACCGTGATTTGTGAACTGCGCTCACTCGGATAAAATTCTTTATCCAACTGAGTTGCGCCAGTCGCTTCCAATTCGTCACGCGTGCGCGGCCAATCGACCGATACGAGCGTACCAGCCGGGAAGGTGAAGGAGCCGAACTTGAATGCGATATTTTTTCCGTCAAACTTTGCCATGATATTTTTTCCTTATTCGGGTAGAGTGATTACACCGAATTTTATTTCGATGTGGTCGGCTTCGAGGTAGACATAGCCGTCGGCTTGCATCCAACCTTCACGGCGGAACGGGCCAAAAACGGCCAATTCGCCAGCGCCCAGACTGTAGGCGGTAATGTCCCCGGTTCGATTACTCTTGGGATCTGCTACCGATGTGATAGCGATCGTATGGGGAGACGCCCCGGTATTATGGGCGATTACCAAATCTTTGTTGCTTGCCAAAAACTGTGCTTTGTCAGCGACAACCGTCGCGGCCATTGTGATGTCGAGAGCATTCGCGGCGGGTTGCAGGCTGGGAAAATTGCCCGGCGCGGTTGTTTTGACCAAAGTTGAGCGTGCCATTATTTTGCCTCTTTCTTGACTTCAACAATTGCGCCCGCCTTCAGGAGCGCTTCAACTTCATCGGCGCGGGCATAGGACAGGTCGATAATCTCGCCCGCTAAAAAGTTCTTTTCGTGCTTAATGCTTGATATCGTCTGGCCGTCGGCCACCTGATAAATCTTTTTCTCTACTGCCATTTGTCAATCCTCACAGTGACGGTTTCCCGCCGGTAGGTTCTGCCCAGTTCATCGATGATGGGTGTCGCTTCACTAAATCCTTCGATGATCAGATTTTGCCAATAAGCGCCGTGCTCCTGGTTATCAGTCAGGACATCAGTCAGCGCCTTTTCGGCATCGTCAAGAGCATCCTCGCTGTTTTCAGCCGTCCATGAGTTTTCGGTATCCTGATACAAAACGAAGATATAAACCAAAAACCTGTAAGCGGCGTCACTTGTTTCAGTGTCAGCGGCGGCGATTGTGCGCCCAGAGCCGGAAGAGCCGACGGCGATATTTTTGGCTTTATTGAAGGTCGCCAGGGTCTTATAAGCGAAAACGTCCCAGGTCACATCAAACTTTGTATCAATGACAGCGGCCAACTCTTTCCGGGCGTCTTTGCGTGATGGGGCATTACTTGCCATAGAGTGCCGCCTCCCGGATGGCCGTTTTGGCCTGCTCTACAACCCGGTCGCCGATTTCGCCAACTGTCCGATCATAAAAAGCGTGTTCACCACCGCGGGCATTTTCGTAAACACCATATTCGACCGGTTTGTTACCAGTCAGCGGGTTGCGGCTGGATTTGTCAATAAAGACAGCGCCATCTAAACCATTGACGCGCATTCGGTGAGATGCCCGGAGAGCGCCCCCACCTCGGCCAGGCTTCGGCGGCTTTGCCCATGTGTAGCGCCCGCTTGCGGTCTGCGCATACCGACCGACATGAGTAATACTCACGGCGTACCGATGCAATTGGATAATGGCGTTTTTTACAGCCTGACCAGCAGCGCCCGTAGGCTTGAGTGCGGCAATCCGACGCACGTTTCGCGCCTGGACTTCCTGGATGCCTTCGATGGACAGTTCAGGTTTATACGCCATTGCGCACATCCTCAACTATCACCCGGAGGCGGGTATCATCGCTCGGCAGCCAGGGCCATTTTTCGCAGTGGAAAACGGGATACTCTAAACCGCTGAGCAGCAGCCGGTCACCCTTGCGTATATCCGGCGCGCCCTGGAAGTGGATTTCCCAAGTCACGTTTGGGGTATCAATCCCCAGTCGTAAGCGGGTTTCAGCGTCCACGGGCGCGCGCGGCGTACCCATCAGCCCCGGCAGGGTGTCAAAAGAGCCGGTAAGGTTGCCGCGTTTGCGGCTATACAATACCCGCGCCATCGACGCAAACGAGTAATCAGCCATCGAAGCCCATCCGGCGCACCACTATCCCGGCTGTGTTGGGCCCGTTTTCACCAGAGCCACCCAGCATTTCGGTAATTGCGGCGCGTTTTTGGGAAAGAGACTGCTGATAGGGGCCTGTGCGTGTATCAACTTCGACGGCATAATCTGATTGCAACTGTTCGAGCATTTCGCGCCGGGTCGCATCAATCACCAATTGGACAGACTGAGCATTCAACCAGCGCACATCCGGGTTCCCCGTCTGGGGGTCAATCGCACCGACGTTGCGCAAAGCGGCATCTATCGCATAGGTGTAAGAGCCTTCGGTCATTGTCCCGGCGGGAGTAGGGGTCAGGCTGCGCTCATCTGCAATCCGTCCCAGCTTGTTACCCACCTGCGCGGCGATTTGTGCGCGGGTGACGGGGACAAACCACATCCAAACATCATCAATACGCACATCCCCGGCGGCGCTCACGTTTGTGATTGTTAGTGTGTAAGTAGTACCATCAGCCAGGCCAATATTGACGAGGTTTTCTGACCATTCCGCAAGAGCGCCCGTAAGGGTGCTTGACGTTACCGCATTGCCGTTGCCGTCTGTGATCGCGTAGGTGACGTTACCCGCCACGAGTGCCCCGGATGGGGACTTCGCCGAAATGTGCAGCGAAAACGAGCGGGCGGCCTCAACTGCGAAGCCTTGCGAAATGGAGCCTCCAATTGGTAGGTTTGCCATTCCGAAATGCTCATCCCCATCACTCGCCAAATACTGAGCGCCACCGGCAGCAGTCCACCCGTTTAGGTTGTGCGTAAAATACCCGTTAATTAGATGGTTTCTGTCGATGGCGCTCATTGGCTATTCCTCGTCCGGTTCTACGGCGGCGTCGAGTGGCAGAGCCGCTTCAATTTCGGCGGCAACATTGTACGGCTTCGCCAGGGGACGCCCGGCGCGCTGATTGCCATTGCTGGCTTTGTACGCGGCCTTTTCGGTCGCGGTCGCCATGCGCCAGCCGACTTGTTTCAGCCGACTGCGGGCATGTTCGGCGCTGACAACGTGCATCGCGCCAGCGGGGTTGACAATCAGATAAAACTTTTCGTTTTCATCCTGGTTGTCTTGCGCTTTTACTGTGGTCACTTTCTTGGGTTGTGCCATGTCGCTCCTTTACGCGGCGTGGGTAATGGCCGGGGAGGCGTACAGCTTGCCATCGGGCATTACCAAGATGAGATGGTTTGTCAGCGCACCGGCTTCGGTCATTGCGATGTCAATATCGCCGTCGGCTTCGCTTGTAACCATGCCTTCGAGGTTCGCTGTCCATTCGCTGAGTTTTCCGTCAGTCCCTGCGGCAGTTCCGCCACTCGGGGCCGTGCCAATTGCATCACCATTGGCATCTGCGGACAGATACCAGAGCAGGGCAACACGCTCCGAGATTTCGTTGCCATTTTCGCGGTCAACCAGCTGGACCGAAACGGTAATCACGTCGGCAGCTTCGGCGCCGACGGTAAAGACCGGTTTGATTTTGATACTTTTGTTTTCTGCATTTTCATAAAGAGCCATTTTCAAATCTCCAATAAGGGCGGGCTTTCACCCACCCCTATCATCAAACTGGTTTAGATTTCGTCGGTCGAGACTGCGATACCGTGACTGTCGCGCATTTCACCGACACCGTACAGGGTATCCAAGGTGAATTTCGCGCCCAGGTAGTCGTGATCGTAGGACATGGTAACGCGCAGGGCGATACCGTCCTCGTTCAGAACACGCTGCAAAACGCCCATACCAGCGGGGGCAACGGGGAGCGGGCGGTTAGCCATGACAATCGCGTTTTTCTGGAAGAACAGGTTTTTACACTGGCCGCCGGCCACTGCAATCTGTTGATCCATGAAAACGTTAAACCCCATGAAGCGCCCGACTTCACTGTCGGCAGCTTTTGCGCCCAGTGTTTGAGCGTAATCGGAGTTTACAACCTTCTCGATGCCGAGGAACTCGTAATCAGCATCTTCGTGCAAAACGGCGACACGATCGCTCTTTGGGGCTTTCGCGCTGTTCAGCAGGCGGCGGCTTTCGCGGAAGGTGCCTTCGCTCAAACCGGCCACGGCGTTGATGGTCTGGGAAAAGCCGGAATACAGAGCGGCGATGTCGCTATCGATCTGCTCGGCCATTTTCGCCATCGCATCGGATGCATAGCGCTGGAACCAGTCCGGGCGGGCGAAAGCGGCGGCGATGTCTTCGACGATGAAGCTCACTTCCTGATGCTTATTGAGCGTCAGGGTGTAAACGGCATCGTCGGGGGCCTGGAGGGTGATGACGGTATCAGCGACTTTGGGGTTGACGGTCAAGGCGCCACCGTAGGGGATTTTCACGACGTTGCCAAATTCGGCAACTTCGTTTTCATAATCCCGGTTGACGAGACGGGCCAAAACCGTGTTACTCTGCAAATAGCCCAGAGCTTCGGCGGCGATGATAGTGGGGGTACTATCGGCTACAAGTGCGGCAGTAATGTTTGCCATTTTCTAAATCCTCTTTGGGTAAATATGATTAGGTTGGATTTAGCAGGCTTTCGCTTTTCTCACGGCTCGACGTGGCTGCTGTTGATGTAAATCTATTGTACTACTTTTTACGCGCCTGCTCGCGAATTTTCGCGGGGTCAGTTTCGGCGGTAAAGTCAAACTTGTTTCCCTGGCCGTTTTGGGCATGGGGAGGAACGCCTTGCGTGGTGGTTGAGGTGGTCGATTGCGATTTGATTTTGTCGGCAAAATCTTCCAACATCTCGTCAGCGTCTCTCTCTAAGTCCTCTTTTGTCTCGCCAATAAGCCGGGATGCTTGTTTTGGGGTCAATCCTTTTTCACCAGCAACCAACAGCTTTATTTTCTCTTTGCGCTCGATTTCAAGTTCTTTTTGCTGAGTTTCGTAAAGAGCCTTGTAATTGTTCTGCTCTTCGAGCGTCTTTTTCTGCGCATCCTGTAAAGCCTTTTCGGCCCTGCTTGCCCGTGTCGTAAGTTCTGCAAAGCGCGGGTGTTTGAAAATTTCTTCCCACGACTGCGGCACGGCGGGCGGCGTCTGCGCCTGGGTTTGTTCGTTGTTTGGGGCTTGCGGTGGTGCGGGTTCTTGCGGTGTTATAGGGTCAGGCAACATTTCTTTATCTTTCCCGGTTTTATCGCTCCGCAGCGAAAGGGTTACAGCGGCGCAATGTAAAACAAAAATGCGCCAGTTTTAGCGTTGCCACCTTGAGCCACAACGGCTTTAGGATAGCCAAATGCCAGCGGCTCGGTATGGGTTGTCAGCGCCGTGCCATCAGTATTGAGAGCTTCCAGCACGCGCGGATAAACAATCTGATCTGTGTCAAAGTCGGCTTTGGTCAGGACAGGGATACTCACCCCATCCTGCTCGACCGTCAGGGTGACGTCCACCCCATTATCAAAATCGCCGTCAACAAGTTGCACGGCATATGCTTTTCCAGTTGCGCGCTGAGTTGAGACAGCAGTTCCGGCTCCACCGGCGTTGGTTGTTACATCAAGCCTGATAATCTGATAGTCCATGTGCATATCTCCGATCTGATAACAGTATAAGGCAAATCACAAAAAAACACAATACGCAAGAGCGCCGGTAGGTGTGTTTTTTATCTGTTACAGCGATTGCGTGTAACACAATAGCTTTTTTGTTGTTCTTAATGGCGGTTTGCTGTAACAGATGTAACAGATATAACACGTATTTGCTTAAAGTTGTACGAAAACGTTTAACTTAATACTATATTATCTGTTACAGCTGTTACACTTATATACATAATAGACCGCAAAAAAGCTATTGAACTACACGAAATTTTTGTAACAGATGATTTTATTTTATCTGGGATTATCTGGGATTTATCTGTTACAGATGACACTGAGCGGGCCTGTGTTGGAAAATCCACGCAAAAACGCCAGGAAAAAAGGCTGTTTTTAGCGTTTTTCAGCCCCCACATATAGGATCATCACACCCTACTGGCGTTCTTTCGCCGTATATGGTGGTCAAAATCCTGGCTTTTGCCGAAATACCCCCTTATCAGATTACCTATTTCCGAAATAAACGCCGTAGCGGCCTTCCTGTGGTCATACAGGCGCACCCATATATGGTGGGTAAGTAGCCTAAAATCGCTTTTTTGCCTGCATATAGGGGTTGGCAAAATAAACGAGTTTTGAAATTGGTCTACCAAAACCCTTGACAATACAAGTTACTTGCTTTATACTATAAGGGTAGTCAGGAATGAGCCTGACACAAAAAAAACAGGAGAAAATCATGAACACAGAAACTACCCCCACAATCGACGAAATCACTAGCTTGGTCAAGGCCGGACAGATCAAAGAACACCACACCGCAGCCAAGCGCGGATACATCAGCCGCACGAGCGCCGGGAAAGTCGAGAAATACTCCGGCAAATTTGGCGAAGGCTACACCATCAGCCGCCCGCGCTTCGACACCAGCAGCTATATTTACGTGACCTATTATGTCAAATAACACCCGCGCACGATCGAACGAACTCAACTCCCTGGCCGCAGAAATTGCGGTCAGGGACAACATTAACCCGGCAGACTACGACCGGGACAACCGGCCAATCATCGCCGAAATCATGGAGCGGGGAAAATGCCACCGCGAGACCGCCCGCTCGGTATGGGCGCGATGGTTGAGACGCGCAAGGCATCCCGATAAAATCGCGCAATGGGGAGGCGCTCGGACAAGGACAAAAGAATAAAAGCAATAAAAAAAGAGCCTTTATCCCGGCTCTTTTTTGATTTACATCGTCCCTGGGTCTGAGATTACCACTTCTCAGGCTGGCATCCAGTATGGCAGGTCGGCTGTTACGGTGTTCCCGTTGATCGTGATCTCGATCTGCCAGATGTCCTCGCGCCAGGTTGCGTTTGTGGCCTGCTTTGGCGCTGATACTGGATAATGATTTTTGTCCATACTACCTCCGCGCCCGTCGGCTCGTTGCCGATGATGGGTAAATGATCTCGCGCTTTTTCGTCCGCTCTCGGGCTGCGATTTCAGCATCGGCGGCGTCCCTGAGTTTTGCGGTCGGTATCCCGATCTGCTCGAAATCATCCAGGTAAAGCGCCTCCACCGAGCGGCAGTACCAGTGGAACGGCGGCGATTGCATCTCATCGGCATAGCGCGGCGTGCCGGTCAAGTGGAACGGCTCATCAAGCGGCTGGATTTGCCCGTGAACGCGCAGACAACAATCGGTCGTCCGCTCGTCCAGGGTTGCAATCGCCTGTTTTTTATACTCGACTTGCGGCTCTTGCTCCTGCGCCGTTGTGACGAAAAGAGCGAACAGGCCAGCGGCAAATGTCCATATATTGCGCTGCTCTTCGTTGCGCTCGGCTACCCCAGACGCGGCCCAGATGGATTGCCTGCCGTCGGTCATCGTCTCGGACAAAAGCCGCGCACGGATAGCGGCGTCATCTGCGCCGGCGGCGCGCAGCTGTGCGGCCTGTGATTGCAACGATGTCGCCAGGGTTGCCGACCAGCCGGGGGAAGATGTCATAATTCCCTGCTCTAAATCCGACGCCTGGCCAGCGGTCAAAGCGGCCAAAACGCCCACATCAAAATCACCTCCCCTACCAGCTCTTTTGACCATTTGCAACTGCTTACGGGTGTAGTTTTGCACTACCTGGCGCGCGGTCTTTGCGTTACTGGCCGCGATACGCGAGACTGAGGTTTCAAGTTGCGCAATCTCGCGCAACATTTCGGCAACCCCGGCGCGGCTGATCCCATCCCGGTCCAGAATGTCCAAGAGCGCCCGGCGTGTGTTGCGCCGTTCGCTCTCAATCTCTCGGAGGTAGGCCGCTTCTACGGCTGAGAGCTTTGCAATGTATTTATCGGCCTGGCGGATGTCTGGCATTAGGTCACGCTTTCAGCCGTCCCGGCTTCCATCTGTTCAAGCTCAATTTCAGACATGCGCAAAGCAATGCGCGCCTGTGGGGTCATTGGCAGGATTTCCCGCGTACCGTCTAGGATTAGTTCCGGGTCATCCAGTGCGGCGATTTCAGCCAGGCCCATCTCAGCACCTATCCTACCGGCCGCTTTCATCGCATCTACCAACGCCCGGTCATAGTTTGGCCGCGTCCGCTGGATTTTGATAATTAGGTCAATCAATTGCAGCTCTACCGTTTGGGTTGCAATCTGCCCGCTCTTTTTGATGTCATCAAACGACAGTTCAGGCAGGCTTTCCTCAACCCCGTTTTTGATTTCGCGGATGAACTCAAGAACGCCCGGAATATCGATAGTTGGCGCGGCGGCCTTGACTTCGGCACCCTCTGGCAAAAACCACATGTAATCAGAGCCGCGCTGCAGGTCAGTCGGCTCGGCTCCCGATGTCACCCACTGCGGATCAACGTTGCGCGCTATCACAGTCGATAGGCGCGTAGCCATCGTATTGACTTCATTCAGCATCGGGATTGATTTCTGGTAAGTGCATTCGCCTAACGTCGTGCCGTCGTTAAGATGCAAGCACTCAAAAATCGGGATTGCTTTTTGGCTATTCGCATACTCAGACTCACGTCCAGAATAGCCAAACGGTTGCCCGTCCTGATAGGTTTTGATAGCGTCAGGGGTGATGACTTCGGCGTACTCGTATTGGTTCCCGGCTTCGTTCTCACGGATTTCAACCCAAAAAGCCAGGGATGGCTTTAGCGCGTAGTCGTCATCCTTGACCAGCATAAAACAGGTCGGGTTTGACGGTTGCAACAATACCCGGCGCTCTCCATCCGTCCATACGTCGGCTACCCGCAAACCTGAGACACCGTACATCGCGCCGTAGTGGACAAACAAAACGCCGTTGATGTCCCAGGATGACATATCAAAAAGGGCATCCCGCGCCTGCGCCCAGACTTCGGCGCGCGCGTCATCATGGTCAAATTCCCAACCGCCCGGGATGATACCGGCGTCGATGTCCACCGCGCGGGCCAGGGGGAGGAACAGCGGTTTAATTTCCTTCGCCACGCGCGGCCCCATGCTCCAGATGACACCTTCCCGGCTGCCTGCATAAGCGGATCCGTCGTAATACGATGCGCGGGTATTGAGTTCTTTTAGCCGGGTTTCCCACTGTTTTCGATACCGCTTGTATTCGTCCAGGTCAAAGATACTTTTAGACATATTCGCTCTCCTCGAGCATCTGCTCTATTTCGTAATCGGCGCGCGCTTCTACCGGCTCTTTTGCCTGCTCGAATTTACCGAACAGGTCAACACGGCTTGATTTCGCTTTTTGGACCGGGGCGAGTTCGTTGTAGCACCCGCTGGCCGCGTCCATTTCATCGTCGTGATCTAAATCCGGTTGCCCGTGCATGTGAGCAAGCCATCGCTCATTCCATTCACCGCGTAAAAGTTTCACGTTGCCGACAACCGCCTGCGCTGCCAGCGGTTTTGCTCTTGTAATTTTATCACCACTTGGGGCAACGCCGCGCGCATCGAAGCCTGCCAGGTTCCCGGCGATTGTTCGGTTATCACGCTTCCCACTTGCGCCGCCCTCCCGCTCCCACCGTTGCGCGCAGGATTTACCGTCCTGCGTTGCCATATTGCGCATAAACCTATCCGTTCGCGCCGGGTCGATCTGGTCAGCGGTCGCATCCAAAATATAAACGATCTTGTCAACGATCTTTGCCTTGCAGGATGCCGTAAAGTCCGGGTTGTCCTTTTTGAGCTTCTTCTCAGTTGCGGCCAAATCCCAGAAGCGGATTTCTTTTCCGCCCGCTGGAACACCGTCAACGATTTCAAACCAAGCGCGGTTGAAAACCTTCCCGGCTGCCGGTTTTATTTTCCAGTTGCCGCCACGCTTGCCATCGCCCAAAAGCCGTTGCCGCTCGATGTTGTCCAGGGCTTGGAGGTTAGCCAGATAGCCAGGATCAAGGGTAAGCAAGACTTGGTTATCATACACGGTTGATAGGATAAACGTTACGCTTTTAGGCGTGCTGTTTGGGCGATCGGCTGCCAGTTCTTCCCGGCTGTTTGACCAGTACGTTGCATCATTTTCGCGTACCATCCAGCGGACTTTTCCGCTGCGCGCTGGGATTGCCCAGCCATCATCGTCAATCCACCAGGCGAGAAAATCAGCCAGCCACCCAGGCTCCGGGTTTGCACTTGCGCGGATGTATGGCCTAACTCCACAGGTTGACCGGTTGCGCGATAGCATGTAAAAAAATTGAGACGCCGAAAACGTCTCTAACTGGTCAATCTCAATAAGCGGGATCTGTGCCGACTTCCACGAATACTTATCTTTTTCGTATTGCATATGCGCAAACGTTACGCGCATCCCGGTATCAAAAGTATACTGCTTGTCGTTTTCGTTCGGTTTTGCGCCGAAGAGCGGGTAAAGCTTTGCGGCTTCGTCCCAGAGCGCGCCCTCGTTGGTGATTTCCGGGATCGTGCGCCGAAAGATAACCGCGCCGAAGTCTTTATTGTCCATATGGCGCAATGGCTCAGCGAGTAGCGACCAAGTCTTGCCCCCACCGGCTGCCCCGCCATAAATGGCAATGTCAGCCGGCGTAGATAAAAACTCCTCCTGGCGAGGCTGCGGCCTAATCTCGCTTATCTCGGCCATTGTCGGGAATGTACACGTTGACAACCGCGCCCGCTATCTCTTTCCCGGCGCTCTTTAGGTCAATATTCTTGATACGCTCTCCCACTTCGGACGCGATGTCATCCAACACACCCCGGTAGGCGTCCACTTCCCCTTTGTTAAATTCCTGATAGTCAAATATCTCGGCAATATCACCAGAGCCGACGCCTTTTTTTTGCTCAAGCCAGAGCCGCCCGTTTAGGATGTCTTTTTCCAAAAGAGCTGCCAGTAGGGAGAGCTTGTATACCCGCGTTTCCCTGATCGCATACCCAGAGATAAGCGCGTTTTTAGTTTCCAGCTCTTCGATCTGATCTATCTCAATCCCGGCTTTTTTTCTATACGCGTGCAGGTTTTGACGTGGAACGTCAAACGGCGGCTTGAAAGCTGCCGCCCGTGTATTGATTTCGGTCAGGTCAACCCCCTCCGCAACCCACTCAATAAGTGCTTTTCGTTGCCGCCTATTTAGTTTCATTTTGTAAACTTTCGTAAAAATATTAGCCTATGCTAACTTTAGGAATTGCCATCGTCTTTGTCTAAAATGTGGCCTATGATAACGCCTGTCCCGGTTGCGCCTGCGGTCAATAACCCAGCGGTCAAATCTCTTTCCACGTCTCCCCAAAAGCCTTGCTTTTCCGGGATTGACGGCTTGACTACAATAAACGCCGGGATGAACAAAAGGATGCCGATTGCGTAGCGCATCAGGCTGCCCCAGCGAGCGCCGAATATCTTTGTCGGCTCATAGCCTTGGTGCGCTGCGATGCCTGCCAGGATAACAATAAATAAGCGCAAAATTAGCATTGTGCTACCAGTTCTTATTTTTGCGGATTTCGGTAAGGATGTCACTGATCGCCTTTTGAAACATGCTTTCAGTTTGCTCCTTGTAGGCTTCAAGGATTTTATCCAGGCTCTTTTTGGAAATGATTTGTCCATCGTAAAATGCCCATACGAAGAAAATCAAAAGGGCTAACACGCCCCCAGTATTTATGAGTTGTATTAATGATGGTAAATCCATGCTATGACCTTTTGAGAAATGAGATAAGCCCGCTTGCGCGGGCTATTGGCTAAGAGTTAATGATACTGGAATGCGCTGAAACGCGATACTTGATGATCTCAAGGGCATACTCAATCACAGCGCGGGCGTCAAAATACTTGTCCACGCCTTTGGCTTTGAGATATTTCTCAACCAAATTCAAAGCCCAGTCTAAGCGCTCGGCGTCCGTTTCCAGGTCGTGATTTGCGCGGGCTGCGATGACAATGGCGATGATCTCATCAAGGATGTCTGAGAGTTTCGGCAGGACATATTTCGTTTCCAGCCACTTCCAGGCTAGGGCAATCAGGGCACCAAAGATGCCGGTAAGCAAGGCGAGTAATTCAGGGTCAATTTGCATTATTTCTCAGCTTTCTTTTCGAGAGCAGCGCGAACAAAGCAGTCTTTGGCCTCGAGTAGCTTTCGCATACCTGCGCTCTTTTCGGGGCCATCGGGCAAGGCTAATTCCATCTCGTTTGCAAGATCACCAACGGGCTTGCTAACTTCTTGCAGGTGCTCAGGGATGTGCGAATATTCAAACCATTTGATAGTTGTGCTTGGCATAGTATCTCCATTCGTAGGATTGACAAAAACGTAAAATCATTGTAACACGCAAAAGAGCCGGTAGTCAACTGGTTTGGGCTCTTTTTCACAATCTGCGCTTATGGTTTCGGGCGATTTATATTGTTGGCAGACGTTGTCGCCAATAATATTATTTTCCCGATTGCGCACAAGTTAAATGGGTTTTCTCGACACTGCTTACACCGATCAAGGTGCTTATGAAATTTATCTGTCAGCGTTTCTTGTTTCATTTTTTCTCCTTCGGATGCACCCACCGCATGTGAGCGCCGATGTTATGCACCTTTGCTTTGCATACTTTGCATGATGCAAGTGCATTTTTAGCATTAGCACTTTTTGCGGGTGCATTTGCATCGGATACGCGAGCATTCGCCAGCATTACTAAATTCTCTGCAAGTGCATAGACTTGCATTTGCAGATTGTCTTTTGCATGATGCACCGGGGGCGCGGGCAAGCGGTCGACAAAGCCCTGCATGATGCCAAGCACCGTTGCAAAGAGCGAGGGGATGATGCCAAACACATACGCGCTTATGCGGGCAAGCGCATCAGCATCAACGGGTAAGTCCCGGATCGCTTTTGCAGTATTCAGAAAACCGGATGCAATTAGGAAAACAATCAGTACAGCCAGGGCTGAAATTCTCGCGCCTTGATCGCGGCGGTCGATTTTTTCATCCTTACGGGTGACACTCTGCCGGGTCCAATACGCGGCCACGAATACGCCACATTCCAAGGCCAGGGCGAAAAGCCATCCGCGAAAATCGCCCATGCCGCCCGCCGAAATGGCGTAGCCCGCCAAACCGCTGACCTGGACGAGCAGGAAAATACCCGCGATATAAAGGGGAGTTTTGCGCATATTCATCCTTTAAATCCCCCCTGTTTTTCTGTCGAGATTGCAGAAATAACTTTATCTACAACATCGTAGGTATTTTTTATGTTTCCGTCATAGTCAATAAATATTTCATCTTCAATCAAATCTTTGATTTTGTCTCGGGATGGAAATGCATTTTTTTTATCTGGCAAAAGTACTATTGCCATTGCGAAAACTATCACCCAGGCTTGCCAGTTTTCGGGGCCAACGTCAAGCGTCCCAACGGCAACGCCAACTAACATAAATGCTATTGTATTTATTACAAATCTCAACATTGCCTTATTCTCCTTTTTGAGTAGTCCCCTCCCCTACTAGAGAGGGGTGAA